TCAACAATGGCTTAAGAAGTTAGAGGAATACTACACTAAGTACATCTAGTAAAAGGCTACATTGATTTAAAATCAATGATAAATAAGTATAATCAAAGGAAAAGATTAGACTTATGAGCATTATACAAATCTCTAAAATTCAACAAAGGGCTGGTAACTTAGTTGACTTACCACAATTAGACGAAGCAGAAATCGGTTTTGCCAGTGATGCGAAACGAGTCTTTATCGGAAAAACAACTAGTGGATTAGAAAACATTGAAGTATTGACTTCATACTCTGATATCACATTTAGCCAAATCGATGGCGCAGTTGGAAATTTAAATATATCAAACACTACTGTTGCTAATGGACAAGTATTAGCATATGATGGTAGTAACTGGGTCAACAAAGGTGGAGACGCCGGTGGATTAGTTGACTTAGGTGAGATCAGTAATGTTCAAATAGACGGTGGTTCAGTTGGTTATACAATTGAAACAGATGGTCTAGGTAATCTATCTTGGACACCTAAAGGAACAATTACAGCATACATCGAAGATGTATCACAAGCAAACCCAGGCGTTGTCACTTCATCATCAGAAAACTTTTTAACATCAGGACAAGAAGTTACAATCACTGGTGCAGTTGGTATGACTCAATTAAACGGTGGCACATATTATGCTAACGTTTTAACTGCAAATACCTTCTCATTATATTCTGATACAGCATTATCGACTCCAGTCGATACTTCTGCATTTACTGATTATGCATTTTCGTCTGTAACAGACTTAGCACAATCAACAAACCAAGTAACTCTTGGTGATTCACAAGTCTTTTCATTAAACGATCCTATTAGATTTACAGGTACACTATCTAATGGTAGTTCATCATCGACTACACTAAACACTAATGATACGTATTATGTTAAAACAATACCAAGTTCAGCGGCACCAGGTACTATAACAGTATCAGATGAATTACTTGCAAACGGTGTTGCAGGAAACACAGTAGCATTAAACAATGTCACAGGTATAACAACAGCAAATGTATATGGTGTAGGTGGTAGAGCAGTTGCATCAGTAGGTGGCGGATCAGGTGGATCAGCGGCTCAAGGTAGTAACACAAGCATTCAGTATAACAACTCAGGTGTTATTGATGGCGACGGAGATTTTGTTTGGGACTTTAGTTCAAACAAAACTCTAACAGTTAATGGGAACGCAAATGTTGGTAACTTAAATGCAACAGCATCAGTTACATCATCCAGACTAATTTCAAATATAGCAACAGGCACAACACCTATTGTTGTAGATTCTACAACACGTGTAGCAAATTTAAATGTTGATTATGCTAATGTAGCAGACAACAGTGTAGTGGGAAATCTTACTACAGGAAACTATTTCCCTGCTTTAGTAGGTACATCAAGTACAGGTAACAAAGCATTAAATGTAAGTGGTGCTTATACTTTTGATACTGCTAATGCAAAATTTGTGTCAGGTAATGTTGAAGCAACTTACGATGTAGCCGCATCAACATTCACAGGTACTTTAGCAACAGCCGCACAACCAAACGTAACAAGTCTTGGTACACTTACAAGTTTAGAAGTATCAGGAGACATTACTCCAGATGCTAACGTTGCATATGATTTAGGTAACAACACAAACAGATTCAGAGATTTATATCTTTCAGGATCGTCTATCACATTAGGCTTCCAAGATATAACATCAAACGCAACTCACACAACATTTACTAACAAAGTAGCCGCAGATCAATTCATAGGTAATGTTGTTGGTATCTTGTCAGGAGATGCAGGTAATATTTCAAATGTTCAAGGTGCAAACGTTGCAGGTCAAGTTAACTTTGCCGCTACTGCTAACACAGTTGCTGGCGCAAATGTATCGGGTACTGTAGCATTAGCATCAGTAGCCAGTACTGTTTCAGGAGCCGCACAAGCAAATATTACTAGTCTTGGTACACTATCATCGTTAACTGTATCTGGAAATGCTGGAGCAGGAAATGTCAATGCAACAGGTGGTGTGTTTACATATGTATCAGGCGATGGCGCAAACTTAACATCAGTTCCCGGACAACAAATTACAGGTGAAGTTGATTTTGCACAAGTAGCAAATTCAGTAGCAGGTGCAAATGTATCGGGTCAATCAGCAAATGCATTAGTTGCAGGTACAGTATATACTGCGGCGCAACCAAACATTACAAGCACAGGCACTTTAACATCATTGACCGTATCTGGATTAGTAGATGCAGGATCAGTACAAACACCTACTCTTACAACTGGTGCAAACACAACAGCAGGTTCAATTACAGGTAACTGGACACTAACAACAGGATCCAGACTAGAATCAACATATGCTGACTTGGCTGAGTATTATGACAGTGAAGAAGCCTATGAAGCAGGTACTGTAGTATGCTTTGGTGGCAGTAAAGAAATTCATGTCTCTAGTGAGAAAGGTAGCAGACGAGTAGCAGGGGTAGTATCAACTAATCCAGCATACATTATGAATTCAAATACACAGGGTATACCACTTGCTATAGCATTGCAAGGTCGAGTACCATGTAAAGTTACAGGCACATGTCAGAAAGGTGATATCATGGTAAGTGATGGTCTAGGTGGTGCAACTGCTTGGTATCATGTTGCTACTATTATGCATCCTGGAATGACAATAGGTAAGGCTATCGAAGATAAAGACGATAGAGAAATGACTGTAATTGAAGTAGCAGTCGGTCGTCTATAAACCACAAAAATTTCATCTAATCATAAATACATATGATTGTTCTCGTTTATCGAAAACTCTTTAAACAATCTCATGCGGTGCTTATTCCCACCGAACGTGTGACCTAGAACGTCAACTATATATTAGGAGAAATAACATGGCGAATAAATTAAAAATAGCAAAGGTCGCAGCCTTACCGGTACTATCCGATACGACTGCAACTACAAACGTGATTACAGTAGATTCTACTACTGGAATGACACAAGGTGACAGATTTGTACCTGCTTCAACAGTAGGTGGATTAACTGGCGGAACAACTTATTTTGTAAATGAAGTGCTTTCAGCAACTACTTTTACTGCATTAAATACTTCCCCTTCAGTACAACCTCAAGTCTCACCAACATTAACAACTACAACTGGCGGAAGTGTTAAACTCAGTGTTAACCAAGTTGATACTGGATATCCAGCAGACACACCACAAGATATGGGTGTAGTCGGTGGAGACACAGGACAGGAAGGCAAACAGTTAACTGCATTTGGTGCAATTGCTACAGCACAACCTGGCAAGTTCTGGTTCGATAGTTCTACAACTGACGTATACGGTGACAAAGATGCAGACTTTACTACTAACATAGTAGTAGGTGAGCAACTTTCATTCACAGGCGACAACATACCATTTACAGTAGGTGCTTTAGTTACTGGCGTTACTTATGTAATCGACAATACACTTGGTACATCTGCGGCACAATGGATCTCAATGGGAGCAACAGGTGCTAACTTAGGTGAAGTATTCGTAGCAACTGGCGCAGGTGCAGGTACTGGTACAGTATCATATGCATCAAACGGTGCTAACGTACCATTAGGTACAGTCTCTGCATTAGCAGTAGTATCAACACCAACAGCAAGTTCAGATGCAACAACTGACTTAATCACAGTAACTGCAACAGGTGCATTTGATTTAGATGCTCCAATTTACTTTGGTGCAGACATCGGTGGACTAACAGCAGGTACTACTTACTTTGTTAAAACAATTGATAGTGGAACAACTTTTAGTGTTTCAGCAACATTAGGTGGACCAGCATTACAATTGACAACAACAACTGTTGTATCAACTGCAAACATTGAAAAATTAGACTTAAGTGCTTCAGCAACATTTACAAAGAGTGAAATTTCAGTACTTGGTTCTGAAGACGAAGCAGTTTACATCAAACGTCAAAAAGGCAAAAGAAAGTACTTAGTAAGCAATGCGGCAGGAACCAAAACAGGTATCTGCACAATGGTCAAAAAAGCACAAGCAGATTTACTTGCAGGTGAAATGAGCATTGAAGGTACATATGACAATGCGGCAACTACTTTTATTGAATCTGTATCTGATGTTAATGGTTTAGCATTCACTAACGATAGTGGATCAGACTATACTCAGGATGATCAGTCTGGAATGCAGGCAACGTTTGAAACAATCGTTGGTAGCCCACTAGCCGGTTCAACAAAACCAGTTATCACACTTCCTTCAGCATAATAGAGTAGGTGATTTAAATGGCACAAAGTAACGCACAAAAGCAATTGCAACAGTACGATACTGACATTGCTGTACTTAAAGTTGAGTTTAAAAACCTTGATCAAAAGTTCGATACTGCCCTCGAAGATGTTAAAGCAGATATTAAAACTAATTCTGAATTAATAAAAGAAGGCAATGCGTCAACTCATAAGATGCTGAATGATTTTAACAAGTCTAATCAGGAATCACATGATTTGATGGCTGTTAAGATCACAGCATTAGAACGTTGGAGATGGATGCTTATGGGTGCAGGTTTAGTATTAGGTTCAGTAGGATATTCATTAATAGAATTTTGGATGTCACACTAAATTCATTTAGATTAAGAAGGGGTGCTAGTCACCCTTTCTTTTTGGGTCAAATCCAGGGCATAACCTCAGACTGCACAGATCCAACGACATCATCGAATAAATCATAGGTAATATCTTCATTAGTAAACTCACTCAAGGCGCTTAAAACGTCTCTACGGCGGTCTAATATAGCATCTAACTCTATTTCGCAGTAGTTTAGATCATGTGCTGAGTTCTCATCCAATAGAGTAGACAAGATTCCATTATATGGGTAATAAACACCGACATGTTCCAAACTTTTGGACACATGATGTTTCCATTCTTCAGGGGTAACATCTGATCTATCGTTGATTTCTATTCTGCCCAGCCAATGTTGAGTCCAGTCTTCAAAGTCTTCATCGTTATAATTAAGCCATCTTTTCGTCATAACAAATGGGAAGCCTTCAAAGCCATACGTAACAAAAACAATTTTATCAGTGATGTGAACTGCAGGTGATGAAGCATAAGTTGCATTGACACCGTTTGCATTTAAGATGTCTACTATGATTTCTCCCAATGCTCCGTCAACAGCAATGACAGTAATCATAAATTTTTAAGACTTGCTAATTTTTCTACGACATTATCAATGTTGATTGTAGAGAACAATCCGGGGTGTAAGGGTTTAGGATACTTGTCATCTCCTACCCAAGCATATCCGCAATGTTCGTCATTAAGAATTGGGGGAAATTCTTCTTCTACTTCACAGAAGAATGTATGATATGCAAATGTATTATTAACAAACTTTTGTATTGGTACCAATTTAAAATCATCGTCCCAATATGCAATTTCTTCTTGGCATTCTCTTTTTAGTCCGGCTAGTAATGTTTCATTCTTTTCTATCTTACCACCTGGAATAGACCATGTAGGATTTTTACTTTCATTTCTTAATAGATAAAGAGAACGTCTAGTAGATTTACTATAAAAGAATATACCAGCAGATTGATTAATAATGATCGCCATACAGTTATTTAGTGAGTGACTGGGTAGCCCTTAAATAACTATACTGTAATCACCTTCGTTGTAATAACCCTCATAAGACTTCATCCATTGAGCAGGAAGACCGGGCTGAACTGAATCAGCAGGGGTAGCCGCCCATCGATATTGAATCTCTGTAGTTAAGTTAGTAACATACTCAAGACCATCTGGATAAACACTTGAATCGAATGCAATGAACCAAGTCATAATATCTGCATTGAATTGTAGAATATCATTTGCTTGGGCTTCTACTACAGTGAATACTGTACCAGTGCCTTCTGGTTGTACATTGTTCATTGTAAACTGAGTACCAATTGTGTTTGCAGGTGCTCCGTAGTTTCTGAAATCTGTTGTGCCAATAGTAGCAATTTGATACTTTACTCCGGGTATTAATGTAGTTGCTTGTTGTGTTTCAGGTGCTGTTGATTGACCTGTCTGACTGCCTATGATTGTTCCCCAAGATGAAGTATCAGAACCAATATCACTAACTAATAAGTATCTGACATTAGGAACAGGTCCCGGTAAGCCTGAGTTAGGTCCTGATATTTGAGGATTAATAACTGATGTCACTGGATCTAATGTGTTCTGTGGTAATGTATCTTCATCAACATTAAAGATTAGATAACGATCATCAAGTGGATCAACAACTATAGTACCTACAATCTCTGTATCCATATACGGATTTTCTAGCCATATCTGAGAGATACCTGCACGATAAGCACCGTACATATTTAAGATTGATGTCCAATATAAATCAGTATCTGGATTGACTGGTTTAGTTAAATCAAAGTTTGATGGATTATCTACTTCATTCTGAGGTAACAGTTGTAATGAGTTACCAATAAACAATACTTGATATCCATATGGAGATATCTTTTGTCTTGTACCTAATAACAAATCATCGTCTTGCATATCTTCTTGTGTTTTACCATCAAAGATTGAAGTAATGATTTTGTTAATAACACCATACTTTTTGAGTTTAGATGATGTTGTCAACCACATGGGTAAGTAAAACTTCCATGACATAATATCAATTGGATTACCTGTACCTTGTGGTATAGAACGTGATGAAAATGTTAGTCCATCCTGATAGACAACTGTTAACGATGTCCAGTCTATAAAGTTATCAGTGTTTTGAATTTCTAATGACGGATTGAATAGTGTTCCTAATTGTTCAATCAATTCTAATTTTTGTTGATAGTTAGTTGTCCAAAAGTCTACTTGTAATCTAAGTGTATATGGAACTGGCATTAACTTTTCAACTGTAAATGCTTGACCTTGTGTCTCACCATATTGTGCTGTAGACTGATCGTATTCTCTCTGACGTACATTCTGCTTCTCTACAAAGTAAGGCTCTTGTGTTCGTCTTTGATCATATTCTAGCCCGCTGATGTAGTAAGTTATTAAAGGCGCAGAGGGAAGATTAGAAGCAGAGTTGTTAGCAATAATAGTTGATGCTTGTCTACTTGAATCACCGTATTGAATTGGCACTCTAACTAAAATAGGATTACCGTTTGGATCATTGCCTTGTGTCACGTACCAATTACTAAAAATCTTAGCAAACTGTAATAAAAATCTTCTTATCTGGTTGTCGTAAAAATATTGTGCCATTATGTTCCATCACTTGGTGGGTTGTCATCTGGTTCTAAATCTAATATAGAACTTAATCCTTGTGCAGACGAAATGTTTGCACCGTCATTGTTGTTATATATATTCGCATCGTTATTTATGAAGCCTGAAAGTTGCGAAGTATCTGATGCAGTATAACCAGTTGTTGTTCTTACATCTTCACTCACTCTTAACCAAAGAGTTCCTGACCAACGATATAACACGTTAGGTGTGTAATCTATTCTTAAGAAATAATCTCCTACTTGAGGACTTGATGGGAATGAAATTCCTGCACCTGCGGGTAAACCATTTGGTGGAGTACCATCGCCAGACAAGTAACCTGAAGTGTAACCAAAGTCACGTGGAGTATATCTTGCTATGAATTGAAAACGAGGATCACAGTCAGCACGATAGTCCATTGTATTCGGACCATAAGGTTCCGTACCTGTGAACCCTGCCGCTGTAGGATCTTGGTCTGCTGTTGCATAAGTGTTATCAGCAGTACCATATGGACCCGTAACAGGTCCTGAAATATTAACTGTAAGAAGTTTTGTTCCTTCTAATTGTCCTGAGCCTGTTGAAGACATCTCTGGTGCTTCAACTGCAATTGATAAGTTTGCTTGTACAAACTTTTCTATCATTGCTTCTAAGTCTATACCCTGCTCTCCGTGTTTGGCTTGCATTACATCAATAACTTCTTTAGGTATTCTGATACCTGATGACTCGTATTTGTATTTGTCACTTTTCATTGTGATGACTTCACCAGTAGCACTTAACGGACTATTGCCAGGCATCCATGATCTAACATCGACAGGTGGAGCGGGTTGATTTTCTTTGTTTGAAAATACATTGTTTGCTTCATAGATACCATATCCGGGCACAACATATAAGTTTGATGTATCGTAACCTGCTTTGGGTACAATACGTGCCGCTTCTTTTAAGTTAGCATCATTGATTCTAATATTTTCGTTGTAACGACCTAAGACATCTTTTAGTGTCTGACCTGTATCTAGTTCCCAATAAGGATCTGGATCAGTTGAACCGGGTTTAGTTCCTGCGGGTACTTCTTGTAATGCAATATAGTTTTTGTCACCAAATGTCATTGTATACCCTGCAGGGTATGTTTTGTTTTTATCCCAGTCTCCCAAGTAGTTGTCCATGTCAACTGGATTACGTAAGATATCCTGAAACTCTTGGCTATCTACTAGTTTCTCACAT